TTCGCCTCGAAGATTCGCAAGATGCGGACGCCGCCCTATGGTGGCGCGCCGGGCGACTGGAGCGACCTCGACGACATCAAGGTGACGCTATGGCTTGCGGACGTGTACGGCCTGCGGGTGAAGTCGGCCATGGTGCTGGAGGCGGTGAACTCGGTCGCGCATGACAACGCGTATCACCCGGTCCGCGAGTACCTGAATCAACTGGAATGGGACGGAACGCCGCGCCTTGAGCAGTGGCTGCAGGACCGGCTCGGTGTCGTCGATAGCGACTACACCCGGAAGGTGGCCAAGCGATGGCCGATCTCAGCTGTTGCGCGGGTGTTCCAGCCGGGCTGCAAGGCTGACTCGGTGCTGATTCTCGAAGGGATTCAGGGGGCGGGTAAATCGACCTCGATGTCAGTGCTGGGAGGCGCGTGGTTCATGGATACGCCATTCAACCTTGGCGACAAGGATGGCTACCAAGCGATCCGGGGCAAGTGGATCGTCGAGTTGGGCGAGCTGGATGCGTTCAATAAGGCCGAGTCGACGCGGGCCAAGCAGTTCTTCTCGGCTTCGGTTGATACCTATCGCGAGAGCTACGGGCGACGGGTGCTGGATGTGCCGCGTCAGTGTGTGTTCGTCGGTACGACCAACCAGGACGAGTACCTGAAGGATGACACGGGCAACCGGCGCTACTGGCCGGTGATGTGTACCAAGGTCGACGTCGAAGGGCTGCGGGCAGACCGCGATCAGCTATGGGCCGAGGCGGTTGCCTGCTACAAGGCCGGCCACGTGTGGTGGGTGGAGCGCGACGAGGCCGAGCTGTTCGCGGCTGAGCAGGACCAACGCTACCTGGCCGACATGTGGGAGGAGCCGATCATCGAGTACCTGAAACGGCACATCGGTGACAGCGTGACCGGGGCTCATATCCTGGAGAAGGCACTGAACATTGACCCGAGCCATTGGGACAAGCCGGCACAGATGCGCGTCGGCAAGATCATGCACCGGCTGAAGTGGCCCCGCCGCAGGCGTGGCAGTACGCCCAGCGGGACGCGGGGTTATGTGTACATGAAGCCGGATGCGTGGCGCCCCGACAAGCAGGCGCCGCTGTTGCCGCAGAACAGCAAGGGGAAAGCATTTTGATCGCCGAAATGGATGAGATGCTGAAGCTGTGGGCGCTGGACATGCACGGTGGCCTGGGAGCCGGTGGCAGCGGTGGAGGTTCGATGCTGGGCCAGCTGATGGACTGCAAGGGAGAGCTTATCCGCGGTTCGCCGGGCGGATCTCGGATGCTGCTGCCGTGGTCGGCCGACATCGAGGTGATCGTGAACAAGCATCTGGAGTGGCCGCTGGCGCAGGTGGTGCGTGAGCATTACCTGACCCGGGACAGCCTCGACCACCAGAAATGGGCGCATTGCGGGTGCAGTCGGGCGCAGTTCTATCGGCGCTTGGGTGCTGCGCATGTCGCGATCGCTGGTATGCTGCTGGAGCGCGTAGCGTGACTTCCGGGGAGCGTCCCTGCTGGTCCCGCCTGCCTTTCGATTGGTGGGCCTGCTGCGCGCCGCGTCAAATGGGCGTTCGTCCCACCTCCCTACCTTCTAATGCGTGCACACGTAAGGCGCGGATGCACAGGCACGCGCGCGCATTACGCGCAGCGTTAATTACTTTCTCTCTATACGGGAGGAAGGATAGAAAAAGTAGGTAGGTAGGACAGCGCCTTGTTTTTAAAGGGCTTTTTGCGTCCTGCCTGCTCAATGGTCGGTGGGGCTGGTAGGGAATGGCGCCTGCGGCGCGGTAGCCAGTGTGTGATATGTCCGTTGATTGCCGGTGCGTTACCGTTGATTGCGGGAGTGGCAGCGAAACGCCGTTGCTGCCATGAGATTGGAGGGGTATAAATCCGTCATGTTCAGAGAGGTACGCGAGCAGCGACCCTCACAGCAAGCCCGGCCACCGCGCCGGGTTTTTCGTTTCTGGCCTCGCCACTCGGCGGGGCCTTTTCGTTTCTGCCGACGGGGTATGCCTCGTGAGGAATTTGACCATGACAGAGCCTGCCACGACCGCGGCCGGTGGGCTGGCGCTGTACAAGCTCGGTGTTCTCGGCGCGTTCGCCACAGTGCTGGTAGCGATTGTGGTGATGGCCATGACCTTGCCGCGTACGGCGCGGGAGTTCGTTGTGGCGATGATCAGCACGGTTGTCGCCAGCCTCGGTGGCGGGGCGTTTGTGATTCGGTGGCTAGAGATCGGCCATTGGACGAACGACGACATCGGCCTTGTTGGGCTGGGTGCGGTGGTGTTCGTGTGCGGCCTGCCGGCTTGGGTGTCGGTACGCGCATGGTTCGCCTACACCGAAGCGAGCAAGGGCCGGTCACTGCTGGACCTTATTCGCGAGGTGCGCGGGGTTGTGAAGGGTGACTAAGCCGCTGACCGCTGCGGCCAAGGGCTACGGCTACCGCTGGCAGAAGGCGCGAGCCGATCACCTGCGGCGCAATCCGTTGTGCGTGTTCTGCCAGCGAGCAGGGCGGCTGGTCCCGGCCTCGGTGGTCGACCACATCACGCCGCCTCGGCTGGGTGACGCCAAGCTGAGCGGCGACCCCGAGCGAATTGCGGCGGCCTGGAAGCTGTTCTGGGATCGCGCCAACTGGCAGTCGCTGTGCAAGACCTGCCACGACTCGACCAAGCAGCGGATGGAGAATGGCGGGCGGCTCGGTTGTTCCGAGTCGGGTCTGCCGATCGATCCGAACCACCATTGGAACCGTCCCGCCCCGGGAGTGAACACCAGGGGTAGGGGGGGTTAAAAACCCTACACCGCCAAACCCTAGAACGACCTATGGATCGCCGTTCGCAACGCCGGGAAAAATGGGGGGTGGGGGGCTTCGACCTGGAGGGGTCAGACATGGCTGGGAATGCCAATTCCGGGCGGCCTCCGCTGCCGGCTACGGTTCACATCCTGCGCGGTGACCCCAGCAAGCAAGGCATGGCTGCGCTACAAGCCGCTGCGCGCACACCCGCTGTGCCGGTACAGGCTCCGCCCAAACCTGATTTCCTGAGCGCTGAGGGTGCTCAGGAATGGGACCGCGTAGTGGAAGCGCTGACCGCCCTGGGCTGGATCAGCACGCTCGACATGATGGCCCTGGCCACCTACTGCGAAGCGGTGGGCGACTGGGTTCGCTTCCGTCGCAAGATCACCGAGCTGAACGACGAGCTGGAGCACAGCGGCGACGTTCAGACGTTCAAGACCGGCGCCAAGCAACTGAGCATCTGGCGGCAGCTGGCCAACGATGCCGAGCGCCGCGCGAATCAGGCTGGCGCGCTGTTCGGGTTCTCCCCGGTCGCGCGCCGCGCCATGAAGGCGCTGGCGCCTCAAGGCGAGCTGTTCCCCAATGAACCAAGAGACGCTGCAGACCAGTACTTCAGCTGACTGCCGGGTAAAGGCGTTCGCGGACGCGGTGCTGGCCGGCTCGATTGTCGCTGGCCCGGATGTGCGCAACGCTTGCCAGCGCCACCTGAACGACCTGGCGCTGGGGCCGGCCCGCGGCCTGGAGTGGCGACAGGAACAGGCCAATCGGGCGATAGGGTTCTTCGAAGACGTGCTGCGCCTCAACGGCGGCGACTACGAAGGCTCTCCGTTCCTGCTTGCACCCTGGCAAGCATTCGTCGTGGGCAGCCTGTTCGGCTGGTACGCCGAGGAAGGCTTTCGCCGGTTCCGCCTGGCGTACATCGAGACGGGCAAAGGCTCGGGCAAGTCGCCGCTGATCGGTGGGATCGGTCTGTATGGCCTGGTTGCCGATGGCGAGCAGCGCGCGGAGATCTACGCCGCCGCGACCAAGCGCGACCAGGCCATGATCCTGTTCCGCGACGCCGTGTCGATGGTGAACATGTCGCCGTCGCTTGCCGCGAGGATCGAACAGTCGGGGCGCAACGAGAAGATCTGGAACCTGTTCTACCCGAACACCAACAGCTTCTTCCGCGCGATCGCTTCGGACGAAGGCCAGTCCGGGCCGCGCCCACACATGGGCCTGCTGGACGAGGTGCACGAGCACAAGACCGCCGCCGTAGTCGAGATGATGCGCGCCGGTACCAAGAGCCGGCGCCGCGCGCTGGTGGCGATGATCACCAACAGCGGCTCGGACAAGAACAGCGTCGCCGGCCAGTACCATGACCTGAGCGTGCGGGTCTGCCGCGGCGAGGCGGTCGACGATACGTTCTTCGCGTTTGTTTGCTCGCTGGATGAAGGCGACGACCCGTTCAAGGACGAGGCGTGCTGGCCGAAGGTGAACCCGTCTCTCGATCACATACCGGAGGGCCGCACCGATGGCATCCCCGGCCGGCGCTACCTGCGCGAGCAGGTGCTCGCTGCCCGCGGCTTGCCGGCCAAGGAAGCGGTGGTGCGCCGGCTCAATTTTTGCCAGTGGACCGCAGCGGAAAATCCGTGGATTAGTGGTGACGTGTGGCTGCCCGCGGCAGAGCCGGTGCCCATGCGGGTGCTGCGCAATCGGCCGTGTGTTGGCGGGCTGGACCTCTCCAGTACCACCGACCTGACGTCATTCGTGCTGCTGTTCTACCCGACCGAGGCTGACCCGCACTGGCGGCTGCTGCCGTACTTCTGGATACCCGACCACGAGCTGGACGAACGTGAGAAGCGCGACCGTGCGCCATATCGGGTCTGGATCAAGGAAGGCCATCTAGAGACGACCCCGGGCAGAGCCATCAGCAAGCTGCACGTCCTGCGGCGCCTGCAGAAGATCTGCGCCTACTTCGACGTCCACCAGATCGGCTACGACCGCTGGCGAATCGAAGACCTGAAAGAGCTGATGATCGAGCATGACATCGTGCTGCCCGAGCTCGTTCCGTTCGGCCAGGGCTACCAAAGCATGGGGCCGGCCGTAGACGAATTTGAGCGGCGCTTGCTCGGCATGGCGCCCCAGGCGCTGGACGAAGAGGGCAACGTCATCGACGTCGACCCGAGCGAACTCGAGCTGGTGGAAACCTTGCGGCACGACGGCAACCCGGTTCTGACCATGTGCGCGGCCAACGCCGTGACCACGTCGGACCCGGCTAACAACCGCAAGATCGACAAAGCGAAATCCAACGGCCGCATCGACGGCATCGTTGCGTCGGTTATCGCCACGGGCGTCAGCGGCTCCGTTCCGCCTGGTGGCGGCAAATCCATCTACGACGAAGGCGTTGGCATATGAACACCGTACTGCAGATCGCTTCCTGGCTCGCCGGGCTGGTGGGCTTCGCCCTGCTGGTCGCCGGTGTGGCTCAACTCAATGTCCCCGCCGCGTACATCGTGGCTGGGGTCGGCCTGCTGGGCTGGTCGCTACTGGCTGATCGCGCTGCGGCGGCCATGAAACCCAAGGGGGGCTGAGCATGTTCTTTTCGAGCCTGCGAGGCGCAGGGCAACGGCAGGGCACGCTGGAGAGCTTCGGCGACTTCTGGCGCGGCATGCTCGGCTCCGGCGGCGGAAACAGCGCTGGGGTCGCCATCACGCCTGAGACGGCGCTCGGCATTCCCATCCTGCACAACTGCGTCACGCTGCTGGCCGAGAGCCTGGCGCAGCTGCCGCTGGACGTCTACGAACGCAAGGACAACGGCCAGCGCGACGCTGCCATCAACCATCCACTGTACGACGTGCTGCGCTACCAGCCGAACGGATTCCAGACGCCATTCGAGCTGAAGGAATGCGAGCAGATGGCGTGCGGTCTGCGCGGCAACAGCTACACCTGGATCGATCGGCGCGAAGACGGCAACGTCTCCGCGCTCTGGCCGCTGAACAACGACAAGGTGCAGGTGCTCAAGGGCGCCGACCTGCTGCCGTATTACCGCATCGGCACCGCTGACCCGGTGCCCATGCGCATGGTGCACCACGTGCGCTGGACGGCGACGAACCACTACGTGGGGTTGTCCCCCATCGAGGTGCACGCCGAAACGGTTGGGATGGCTCAGGCGATCACGCGCTACACCGGCAAGTCGTTCGCAAACGGCGCCACGGTATCGGGTGTGATCGAGCGGCCACGCGAAGCGCCCGCCCTCAAGGATCAAAAGAGCGTCGATCGCATCATCGAGCAATGGGGCGAGAAGTACAGCGGCATCGACAACGCGAAGAAGGTGGCGCTGCTGCAGGAAGGCATGACCTTCAAGCCGATCTCGATGAGCAACGTCGACGCCGACGTGGTGAACATCCTGAAGCTCACCGGCACAAACATCGCGCGGATCTACAAGATCCCGCTGCCGATGGTGAATGACCTGGAGAAGGCCAACTACAACACCATCGAGCAGTTGCTGATTCAGTTTGTGGTGTTCGGGCTGCTGCCATGGGCCAAGCGCCACGAACAGGCAATGATGCGCGACTTCCTGCTGCCCAAGGATCGCCACAAGTACTTCATCGAGTTCAACCTGTCCGGCTTGATGCGCGGCGACCAGAAGAGCCGCTACGAGGCGTATGCCATCGGCAGGCAGTGGGGCTGGTTGTCTGTGAACGACATTCGACGGCTGGAGAACATGCCACCCGTCAAGGGCGGCGACCTGTACCTGCAGCCGCTGAATATGGTGGACGTGGGTAAGGGTGCAGACCTGACCAACCCGAATGTGCGTGCGCAGCTGGAGCTGCAGCAGGCCGAGATCGAGAGGATTCTCCAACAATGAAACGCCACCTGAGAGCGGCCAGCATGCTGTTCAACCAGCCGCTGCTGGTCACGCCGGAAATGCTCGACCTCGGTGTTGCCTGGGCCAACCAGGCCATGCACTTGAATATCGTCAACATCGGTGCCCAGGCGCAGGGGCCAGAAGGCGCCAAGCTCTGGCACGACGATGACGACTATTCCGCTCGCATGGAGCGGGAAGAACATAACCGCCGCCATGCCATTGGCCGGACTGGTGTCGAGGTGATTCCCGTTAGCGGCATTCTGGTCAGCCGGGCAGCTCACCTGCAGATGTGCGAGGTGATGACCAGTTACGAGGAGCTGCGTCGCCAGTTGCGCACCGCCGTGGCCGATCCGATGGTCGAGCGCATCGTGCTCGACATCGACAGCCCTGGCGGCGCCGCAGTGGGGGCGTTCGAGCTGGCAGCCGATATTCGCGCCATGGCGCAGCAGAAGCCCATCACCGGCCTGGTGAACTTCTCGGCCTACAGCGGTGGTTACCTGCTCGCCGCCGCCTGTAGCGAGATCGTAGTGAGCCAGACCAGCGGTATCGGTTCCATCGGCGTAATCGCCAAGCACCTAGATCGCTCCAAGATGCTGGAGAACGCCGGAGTGAAAGTCACCACGGTGTTCGCCGGTGACCACAAAAACGACCTCAGCCCTCACGAGCCGCTGACTGATCAGTCCATGCAGGTACTGCTGGAGATCGTGCAGGAGAGCTACCAAATGTTTGTCGGTGCGGTGGCCGAGTATCGCGGCCTTTCCGTCGAGAAGGTGATCGCCACCCAGGCCGGGCTGTTCAGTGGCCAGGCCGGCATCAGCGCTGGCTTGGCCGATCGCCTGCAAAGTCCGCAGGACGCAGTCGATCACCTGTCTCGTGCTGTGGCTGAAAGCCGCGCGGCACGTGGCAACGGCGGACTGTCGGTGCGCGCGCGCGCCGCAGCGATCCAATCCCAACTCTGACCGCGTTCGCGGCAGCGTCACCCGGCCCGCCTAGTGCGGGCTTTTTTATGCCCAGGAGGCACCATGTCCAAAGTTCTACAACTGCGTAGCGAACGCGCCGAGCTGAACACCAAGCTGCAGGCGCTCGCCAAACTTGAAGCCGACGGCACCAACCTCAGCGCGGAGCAGCTGCAAGAGTTCACCAGCCTGGAGGCTCAGATCGCTGACCTCAGCGCCAAGATCTCCCGTGCGGAGGCGGCTGAAAAGTCCGCCGCACTGTCGGCGGTGCCGGTGGACGAGGGCGCCCAGGGCGTGCAAGGCCCGCCTTCTAGCCGCATGCATGGTGGCGACGGAAAAGAGCACATTCCGGGCGCCAAGATGGCTCAGATGGTGCGCCTGCTGGCAGCGGCGCAGGGCAATCAACAGGCTGCCGCTCAGATGGCGAAGGACGGTAACTTCGGCTCGGACGTGCAGATGGCGCTGTCGACTGTAACGCCGGGCGCTGGTGGTGTCCTGGTGCCGACCAACTTCGCATCCGATGTGATCGAGGCGCTGCGCCCGACTTCGGTGCTGCGCAAGATGGGCGTGACCAGTCTGCCGCTGAACAACGGCAACCTGACCATGCCACGCATCACCGGCAACACCGTGGTCACCTACATCGGCACCGAGGACATCCCGCTGACCGGCATGACGTTCGGCGACACCAAGCTCTCGGCCAAGAAGGCTGCAGCACTGGTTCCGGTTTCCAATGACCTGCTGCGCATGTCCGGTGTGAATCCACGCGTTGACAGCCTGGTTGCCAACGACCTGACCGTCAGCATGGGGCTGTCCGAGGATCTGCACTTCATCCGTGCCGACGGCTCGGGTGTGCTGCCCAAGGGCCTGCGTCACTGGGCGATCGCGCAGCACGTGCTGCCGGCGCCCGCTACGCCAAACCTGCAGCAGATCGATCTGTTCCTGGGCGGCCTGATGCTCCGCATCGAAACGGCCAACGTAATGATGACCTCGTGCGGCTGGCTGATGCACCCGCGCACTTTGCGCTGGCTGCAATCGTTGCGCGATGGCAACGGCAACAAGGCCTACCCGGAGATCGACCAAGGGCAGCTCAAGGGCTACCCGGTCGGGCTGAGCAACCAGATCCCGGTCAACCTGGGCGATGCCGGCGACGAGTCGGAAATCTACTTCGTGAACTTCGCCGACATGATGATCGGCGAGGACATGGACCTAGTCATCGACTTCAGCAAAGAGGCTGCCTACAAGGACGCCGGCGGCAACATGGTCAGCGCCTTCCAGCGCGACCAGACGCTGGTGCGCGTCATCGCCAAGCACGACTTCGGCCCACGTCACCTCGAGTGCATCACCGTCGGCGTCGGCGTCAAGTGGGGCGCCGGCATGTAACCCGCTGCCCCGCCTTCGGGCGGGGCGCTTGCTGTTCCCCATTCATAAGGTGATGACATGAGCAATGATCGTGTAGTGGTGAAGTTCATCCAGTCCTGGCGCGGCTATTCCAAGGGCGAGCGCGCCGGCTTCGAAGCCGCGCAGGCCAAGGCGCTGGTCGATGGCAAGGTGGCTGAGATGGCCAAGGCAGGCCCTGTTACGGCAGCGGGCAAGGGTGGCGCGGGCAAGGCAAGCGGCGGTACCGGCAAGCCGGCCAAGCCCGCTGTCGATAACAAGCCAGCTGAGCCGGAGGCGCCGCCGCCAGCGCCTGAAGTTGTCGAGCCTGAAGCCGGCGGCAACACGCAGCCGGGTGACGATGACGACGAGCCGAAACCCTAATGGCTCGCCGCATCCAGTATGACAGCGCAGCCCAGGTGCTGACCGTCGAGGATGTGGCTGCGCAGTGCCGCGTCGAGGCTGATGACCTGCAGGCCGATCTGGTCGAGCAGGTCATCATTCCTGGCGTTACCGCCCAGGCCGAGGCCAAGACGGGCGCCGCGATTCGCCCTGCCGTTTACGAAGAGGAATGGCCCGAGTCATACGGCTCGGGACATGCGCTCGACGTCGGCCAGGCGGACACGGTGCTGGCAATCAAGCGCGTCGAGCCTGATGGCAACATGACCGAGCTGCAGCCGCTGCCACCGCTGCGGCTGGAGCGCGGCCAGCGCGAGAGCTTTCTGCATTTTCCGCAGGGGCGCCCGGCTGGCCGGCTAGTCATCCGCTATCACGCCGGCGCCGACCTTGCCGCGTATCCCGGCGTGAGGCAGTGGCTGCTGATGCAGGCCGCTACGGCTCACGAGTTCCGGGAGACGATGGTGGTCGGCACCATCCTTGCCGAGCTGCCAAGCCACTTCACCGACTCGCTGCTAGCCGAGATCGAAGTGCCGCCGAGGTTCTGACATGAGAGCAGGACGATTGCGTTACCGCGCGCAGCTGGTCGACCTGAGCGATCAGCTGCAAGCCGTGGAGCTGGGCAAGCGCTGGGTCGATATCCGCACCAAGGAAGGCGAGAGTCCGGCCCCTGCCGGGTTGCGGCAGCGTTCGCTGGTTGAGATCCGCGCTCGCCATTCGGACATGTTTCGCCCGGGCCGCTATCTGCGGCACGGCGGTCGGCTGTTTCACCTGGCCAGCGTGCGCGATCCGCGCGGGAATGGCGCTGAGCTGGTGATCTCGGCAGAAGAGCTGGTCGGAACGCCGGCCAGTTTCGTTGCCCAGGCGGGTGCGGTGGCGTCAGCCTGCCGTGTCTTTCTGGTTCACGAGGTGGCCCGTCCCGGCCAGTTCGGCGGCATGGTCGAGTTTGCGACTCAGCTGGAGGCAGCTGTGGTGGAAGTGGGGCGCCCGCAGCCTGGCGCGGTATTCAAGGTCGACGGTGTGCAGTGGCGCGTCGCGGGCCTGGTCGAATCGGAAGATGACCGCATCGTGCGGCGTATGTGGGTCAAGCGCCTATGAGCATGGAAGTCAGTCTGCCGCCCTTCGAAGACGGCGCCGCCGCGTTCGGCATCGACGAGAAGCGATTCGAGCGCATCCAGATCAACTCAACCAACCGCACGGCGCGGTGGGCGAAGCGTGTGCTGCTTGTCGAGCCGTTTGCCAAGGCAACCGGCGTGCGGCGGGTCATCTTCAACGATCGTATCCGGCTGAACCTGGCCAACAGCAACAAGCCCGAGGCGAGCATCGTGCCGTCGTCAGCGAGCATCCCCGCGCGCTGCTACCGGCATCGTGCCGATACGGTCGATGGGTCGAAGATCCGCGCGCGCATCCTGGTGCAATGGTGGCGCGGCGAGAAGGTCGCGGCAGGGTTCATCAACCCGGCCAGCGCCCGCAAGCTGCCGCTCGCTACCCGTAGCGTGCGTGAGCGCAAGCTGACGGCGCGCAGCAAGCGTCAGCACATCAAGGAGTACCGCTACAACTACGCGGTGCCAGAAGACGCACACGGCCCCTCGGCCGCTGCCTTGTTCCGCGTGGCGGTGGATGACAGCGTGCGCGAACGGGCTGCCGACCGGCTTGGCTTCGAGTTCAACCGGGATCTGGATAAGGAACTGTTCTGATGACGCCGATCGCCACGGAGATCACCGATCACATTGCCAATCGCCTGCGTCAGATTACCGAAGCCAATGGCTACCCGCTGACGCTGGCCGCCGTCGAGGTGGGCCAGTTCTACGAAGACCTCGCCCAGGGCGCGGCGCTGCCGGTTGCAACGCTGGTGGCGGCATCCGCCGGCGATGCGGTGACGCCTCAGGGGGTCACGCTCTCTGGTCGTCGCGCTCGCGCCTACCAGGTGGAAGTTGTCATCGACTTCGATCAGCACGCCGGTAAGGCCCGGCACGCGCTACTCGATCTGGTCGAGTGGAGCATCGCCAGGGTGCTACGCGACCCGCCTCCGCCACAGCTGCGCGGAATGCTGCAAGGCGTCGTGCTGGGCGATGTGGAGTTCAACTACCCGGCCCCGGGCCATTCGATAGCGATCGTGCAGGCCCAACTCGCCGCCACTTTCGTCGAGCAATACCCGCAACCATAGGAGGGCATATGCCCAAAGCCACTGTAGAAAAGCCGTTCACCTTTCGTGAAGGCGGCAAGGTCAAGCTGTACGAAAAGGGTGAGCAGGAGCTGACTGCTGCTGCTATGGCTCATGCTCAGGCCAACGGCTTCACGCCGAAGCCCGCGCCGGCCAAGCCCAAGACTGCAGCCGAGGCCAAGTAACCTCACCCATCCCCGCTGCACCTGGCCCCGCGCCGCTCTCTGACATCGAGGAAATCCAATGATCACTGTCGAAGACGCCAGCCTTATCGGCTACGGCGAGTTGTTTTCGCGCGCCTATCAAACGCAAAAGGCCCTGCTGCCCTGGGGCAACACCAGCGAGCTGAAGATCGCGCACACCGAGGACCAGCAAACGCTGCCCAACTACATCACCGGCGCGGGCAACCGCAACGTGACTTCCCGCGTGACCGGCGTGACCGCCAGTTTCACCCTGTACGACGTGAACGCTCGCAACCTCGCCCTGGTGGGTCGCGGCACTATTCATGGCGTCGCCGCCGGCACCGTTGCCGCTGAGGCGCATGTCTGCGAGGCCCTGCCGGGCGAACTGATCCCGTTCGATAACCTGCCTGACCTGTCGGCGCCGGTCACCATCGTGACTGCTGCGGACGGCCCGCTTGAGCCTGGCACCGACTACCTGCTGACGCCTTACGGCATCCAGATCACCAGCGGTACCAGCATCACCAACGCCGGCATCAAGGCCAGCTATACCAAGCTGAAAGCCGATGTCGTGGAAATGCTGACCCGCTCGCAGGTCGAGCTGGAATGCTACTTCGCGGGCCTGAACGCGGCGCAGGGCGGTGCTCCGACGCCGGCGCGGCTGCGTCGCTTCAAGGTTGGTCTGGTGCAGGAGATCCAGCTCAGCGGCACCGCCTATGCGGCCTACCAGGTCACAGGTGAGCTGCTGGCAGATCCGCTGGTGACGGCGGCTGGCATGTCGCAGTTCTACTCGCTGGGGATGAAGGCGGCGGCTTGATGTGGCAGGGCCAGGGATGGCTCTCTAAGGCGCTGGTGCTAGTGGAGGTGGTGGCACGCGTCGGCCTATCGGTCGCGTTAATCCGTAACCGAATCCAAGGAACTCTACCAAGAGTGCCTTAAGAACTTGTAATCCGAGCTTGGATCTCTGTGAGTTGATGGCAAAATGCGACTGCACCGGAGTGCATCGCTCTGGAACCCTACTCGCTAGTTAAGGAACGGAAAATGGGAATCGTAGTATTGGAAGGAAAGATCTCTGAGTTGGGCAACGGCGCTGTGATGAACGGGTTGACTGAGTACGTGTTCGTTAACATAGGCGGCAAGCGTGTGCGCCGGGTTATCACCGACCTCTACCTCGATAGTTTCGTCAAGGTTGGCGCTGTCGTCCGGCTGGCCTGCGCAAAAAGCGCCGGCCGCCTTATCGTGTTTGCGGTCCAAGAAAGCAATGGTGAAATCACGAAGGCGGATCTTCAGCCGATCATTCAGAAGACCTTCATAGGGTTCCTCTGCGGCGTGTTCCTGGGCGCCTTTGTCGGTTTCTTCACCTATATGCTTACTAGATCCATCTCGCTATCAGTTGGTGCTTACGCCGCCGTGATTATCGGGCTGCCTTATTTCGGCAGTGCCGGGTTCTTCAAGGCGCGCAACGCACTCGATGGCATGGCCGCACCTAGTGAGGTGGCAACTGCGTAACATTTGACCATGAACCACTAAAGCTCTGCGTTGGCGGGGCTTTATATTGGCTGCTGACTCGACCTCTTCTTTAAACCCGCCGTGGCGGGTTTTTTATTGCTTGGAGAAAAGTGATGGCCTTCGACCGGCTTATTCAGCTCACCCTGCGTGCGCGCAACTTCCTGAGCAAGGACGTTGAGCCGGCCAGCGACTCGATGAAAGAGCTGGCCGAAGACGGTCGGCGTCTCAAACAATCGCTGGAAGAGGCAGGACGTGCACGCGGATTGGCCCGCACTCTGCGCGACAACCAGCAGGCAACCGAAGGCTTGGAGCGTGCGCAGCGTGATGCCGCGGCGACACTTGACGACCTGACGCGCGAGATCGGCCATCAGGAACAGGCCACTGCTGGCCAGCGTATCGCCCTGCGCGAGGCGCGCCGCACGCTGGACGAAGCCGAGCGTGCCTACAAGCGCAATCAGCAGGCCATCAAGAACACCACGAGCGAACTGAAAAAGCTTGGCGTCGATACCGACAACGTCACTGCCGAAGAAGAGCGGCTGACAGCGGAGCTGGAGACCGGCAAGAAGGCTTTGGCCGACAACCGCGAGGCGATCAAGCAGAAGCGAGTCGAGGAAAAGAGGGCGGCGGATGCGACCAAAGAACACACCGACCGTGTTGAGGCGGCCCGCTCGGCTCTAAGCGATGGCGCGAAACGGGTGCTGGCCTTCGCCGCCGCTTATATATCCCTTAACGCTGCCTTCAACCTGGTGCGTGGCGGTCTCAACCTGGTGCGCGACGGCATCCGCGCCGTGATCGCCGACGGCAGCGACAACGAGCAGGCGCTGGCTCAGCTCGAAGCGGCTCTGGCCTCAACGGGTAATGCAGCTGGGCTCACCGCGCAGCAATTGCTGGACATGGCGGCGGGTTTCAAGCGCTCGTCCATGTTGACGACCGAGCAGATCCTGGCTGGGCAAACCCGTCTGCTTTCCTACACCGATATCGTAGCCAGCGAGTTCCCGGCAGCGATGCAGATCGTCATCGATCAGCAGCAGCGCCTCGGCATCAGCGTCGAGCAGTCGGCGGAGATCGTCGGGCGCGCGCTGCAATCGCCGTCGGATGCGATCGCCACGCTGGGCCGGCAGGGCTTCAAACTGGAAGACGGCCAGAAGCGCCTGCTTAAGCAGCTTGAGGCCACCGGCCGCAAGGCTGAAGCGCAAGCCATCATCATGGACATGCTGACCGAGGCCTACGGTGGCGCGGCAGCAGCGGCTCGGATGAACACCTTCGCCGGCCTGTTGAAGACGGTAGGCGACCAGTTCGGCGACTTCGCCGGCCGTGTGGCTGATAGCGGGGCGTTTGAGTATGTGCGCGGCAAGCTGCAGCAGCTGGCGGACCACCTCGACGAAATGGCGAATGATGGCCGCCTTGATCGCTTGGCTCAGAGCCTGTCCGATGCGTTCGTCAACGGCGCTGAGGCTGTTTCGAAGTACGTTGAGAAGCTGGCTACGGTCGACTTCGAGGGGCTTGCCGCGCGTGCTGCAAGCATGGCGGCACAGATTGGGCCGGCGATAGAGCAGACCGTCACTGCAGGGCGTTATGCGACCGCTACCCTAACGACCGTCTGGAACACATTCGCGGGCGTAGTCAGCAGTGCAGCAGCGCAGCTGACATTGGTGGTACAACAGACGGTCGGTCGTTTGGCGCTCGTTGTCGGCGAAGTGGCTGACGTCTTTGGCGGCTCGGAATTTCGAGCGAAGGCGAGTGGGCTATACGAGCTTCTTGGCGATCTCAGCGCAGCATACGCTGAGCAGGCGAAAACCGACTTTGGCCAGGTAGCCGGCGCCTGGGATTTCCTCACCGAAAAGGTGGAGCAGAGCGCCGCCGAACAGACGCAAGTCGTGAAACAGGCCGCTGACGATCAGTTCGAGCACGTCGTGCAGCGCGTCACCGACATGAACAACGCACTCGCGCAGATCGACGCGGCAACGGGGGCGGCGCAGTTCAGACAGCTGGGCGATGAGCTTTACAGCGCCTATCAGCGCGGCGACCTGAGCCAGCGGGAGTTCGCCAGCGGCACCGCAATGGTCCAGGCGAAGCTCCGCGAAATTGGTGGTTCTGCAGCCGGCATGGCGTCGGCTGTTGGCATTGCAGCCGATAGTCTGAAAGATCTCGCTGCTGTTCAGCGAGCGATCAGCGACGCCAAGACCGATCGCGATATCACTGCCATCAGCGCAGCCCTGCGGCGCCTATATGACGATGGGCAGGTCGGCGCTTCCGAGTACAACGCTGAACTGGCCAAGCTCTCCGCACGCCAGAAGGAACTCAAGCAGGCCCTGGAGGGCGGCAAGAAAGCCCAAGACGACAAGAACAAGTCGGACAAGGACGCGATCGTCACCAGCGAACAGCTGCGCCGCGAGAGTGGCAAGCGCATGGAGGCGGAGCGGCGGGCCGGTGACGAAGCCATGCAACGTCGCCGTAAGGAATCCAGCGACGCTAAGCGCGACATGTCCGCCATGGAGGGGTTCTTCTCCGGTGTGGTCAGCCGTGCGCGGGAGCCGCTTGCTGCGATGAGCGCAGCGGCGCTGGAGTTCTACGACCGCCTGCGGGGCATCAACAGCGTCAACGTGTCGATCGATACCAGCAGCCTGGACGCAACCCGCCAGTCGCTGGCCCAAGTGACAGCACAACTGGCCGAGCTCCAACGCGCCGCGGCCAATCCGATGATGAGCAGCATCGGGCGCTGGGCGCTGGAAACCCAGCAGGCCAGCCTGCAGGCCCAGCAGGCATTCCTCGGCCAGAAATCCGCGCTGCAATCGCTGATGGGCGACTACGAGCGGGGCAATCTCACTGCCCGTGAGTTTGTCCGCTCGGCCAATTCGATGCGCCGTGCGCTGAGCCTGCTCGACGATTCGGACCTTTCGAGCCTCGAGTCAGCGATTGCTGCGGCTGAGCAGCGCATGCAGCAGATGGGTGAATCCACTCGCAGCACCCTCGACTCTCTGCAGGATGAGCTGGACAACCTCCAAGGGCGCACCGAGGACATCGAGCGGCGTCGCTTCGCCAGTCGGCGGCGTGAACTGGAGGCGCAGCTGGCCGAGGCCAATGCCCAAGGTGACAGCCAGGCAGTGGCCAACGCCTCGCGCGCGCTCGGGATGCTTCGGCAGATCGAGGCCGAATCAGCGCAGCAGCGCCAACGTGAAGAGCAGCAGAAGCGCATCGAGGCGCATCAGGCCGAGAAGCCAGCTGGATCGGAGCAACCGCAGGCGCCGAGCAAGGTCATCCGCCTGGAGGTGCCTGGCCGGCAGCCTGTCGATGTGGCGGTGAGTAGTGATACCGACGAAACCAACCTGCTCGGGATTCTGGAGCAGGCCGGCTTGAGGGCTCTTTGATGCAACTGACCCTGGACGACATCGACCTGGCGGATAACCCCGACCTGGGCGGCGAGCAAATGGAGTGGGTCGACGAGTGGGACTGGAATGCCGTCGAGCAGGAGCAAGAGCGCAGCCTGAGTGGTGCCTTGATCATTCAGGAAGGGCTCAAGCTCTACGGCCGGCCGATCACACTCAGCAGCAACGGCGGCGCATGGTTCACGCTCGCGAAGGTCCGCGAACTCGAAGCCGCTGCCGCTACGCCTGCAGCAGTGCACTTGCTGACATTGCCAACCGGTGCACAGCACTACGTCACCTGGAATCGCGCTGCCGGGCCGGCAGTGCAGGCCCGCCCGATTCATCGCGCCGTCAACCCTGGTCCGAACTGGCTCTACGAGTTGACCTTGCGCCTGATCACGGTGGCGCCACCACCTATACCGGAAACCAACCTTGAACCCTGACCGGCCCGCCAAATGCGGGCTTTTTGTTGCCTGGAGATTGATGGCATGACGATCAACGTCACCGATGTGAAGCTGCTCAAGAGCCAGCGCCTGACGGATGAAGACGATGGCGGTGGCCGTGCGACCGGTAATGCCGTGGTCGATGGCCAGGTCAACAACATGTTCCCCGACATCAGCCGCCTGGACCGAACCACCGGCCGCATCAATCTGCGCAAGCTGTTCGGCGGTCCTATGACGCAGAACGCCGATGCGTATCTGGGTGCGCATGCGATCGTAACCGAGGCGCCTGCAGATCCGCGCGTCAGCGTCTTGCTGTTCAACACCCGCAGCCACACTGATGAGCGCCGCGATGCGCGCAACGCCATCGAAAGCTATGTGGCTGCGGCGACGACGGCACAGTTCGAGCTGCTGGGTACCCAGCTGGCAGGGCAGCGCGCCATTGCCTGCGTACAGCGCGAAGAGCAGCGCGTGCCCGAAGTCGGTGACGTTTTCCAGCTGGTCAGCGCCGGCGCTTCACAGTACGTGCGGCTGACTGGCGTGGACTCGCGTCTGGAGCAGTTCACCTACGATTACGGCAATGGCAACTTCGTGAACTTCACACGCCGCCGTCTCGACCTTTCGATCAGCGCGCCGTTGCAGACCGAATACCCGGGTGGGCAGGTTACCCCTGCCGGCACGACCGCCACGTCATTGAGCGGCGCGGCCAAGGCGCGGGTTCTCAGCACCCAGGTGGCCGATGCTGCGCGTTACTACGGCATCAGCCCGCTGGCAGAGGCCGTGTCCGCCGGTGCGTTGAACCTGCGTGTGCAGTCCGTATACAGCCAACTTGTGCCGAGCACTACCAAAGAGGCCGCGCTGGCCGACGTGCTGGGCGGATATCAGCGGCAGATGTACCTGCCGGCCGGCCCGGCGCGCTCCGTGGCGCTGACGGTGGCAGCCGGTGCGGTTGCCGGCGAGTCGCGAACCTTCCTCGGTACCGGCTGCGCCCCGGGCACCCTCAGCATCACCGCCAATGGTGGAACGTTCGCCGACGACAGCAAGGGCGGTTTACGCTTCGTCAGCGGCAGCAACTGGATCAGCTCTGGTCGCATCGACTACCAGACCGGTGAGGTCACGCTGATACGCACCGGCACGAGCTGGACCGGTGCTGCCACGGGCAGCTACCGCCCAGGCGCTGCGGCGACGGGCGACACGGTAACCGGCGAGCTTGAGATTACACTTGGGAACCGCGGCTACGTGTACACGCTGAACCTGTCCGGTGCGGTGCCACGCGCCGGGACGCTGTCGGTTTCGTACATGGCGCTGGGCAAATGGTATGAACTGCGCGACTTCGGCGACGGCCTGCTGACCGGCGAAGGGGCGGGCACGATCAGCTTGGCCACGGGCTCGGTCTCGATCACCCTCAACGCACTGCCGGATGTGGGCAGCTCGCTGATCTACAGCTACATCAGCTCGGCCGACAACGCGGTGACCCAGCGCGCCGGCGGCACCGTGGTGCCCAAGCTCAAGGTGCGCCATACCTTGCCGGGCGGCGGCGTGCTACCGGGTTCTGTTACGGTGACGTTCACCGCTGGTACCGCGCGGACGCTCACCGACAACGGGCAGGGGGTTCTCAGCGGTTCGGGCGGGACCGGCACCATCGCGTACGCCTCCGGCGAGATCGTGATGGAGCTTGCCGCAACCCCGTCAGGCGGGATCGGCTACACCTACAGCCAGGGGGCGGTGGGCAGTGTGCCGCTCAGCGTGAGCAGCGACGGCAGCGGCATGGCCACGTTCACCGTGCCGGGAGCGCCGCTCAAGCCTGGCTCGGTCCGGGTCGACTGGATGACGACGCGTCGCCAGGCGGCGCCGGCCATCAACTGGCAGGTTATCGAAAGCGGTAACGCCTTGCCGGTCTACGATGGCCAGCGAGATCTCGCCAACAGCGCCAATGACAATGGCAGCGGTGGATGGCAGGGCGGGCGAGTCGGGACGATCAACTACACCACCGGCCAGGTGACGCTGCAGGTCGCTCAGCTGTACGACTACGTCGAGTACACCTACAGCAACCAGGCCAAGCCGGGCCTGTTCGGGCGTGGTACTGAGCCGGTGTTGATCACGACGCCCGTGCAGGTGCGCGAGCAGTTCGGCGGTACGCTTTCTGTCGCAGCGCAGCCGGCTAACGTCGCGACCGAGCCTCAAACCAGCAACCAGGCGTTGCCGCCTTTGTCGGTGGAGCTGTTGCCCGGCGTGGGCGAACCCATCGTGCCCGGGTCGCTGCTGTTCAGCTGGAATGGCGCGCTGTACACCGATCGCAGCGGCATCCTCTATCGGGATGTGGCGAGTAACACCAACGGCGGCACTGCGGTCGGCAGTGTGGACTATGTATCCGGCATCGCCACGCTGAACAGTTACCCGGGCAACGCGAGCGGGGCAGCGTCGCTGCTGGCGTGCCTGACGGCATCGGCGGGCTTTAGTGTCACCGGGGCGACGTTCCGCACCCCGGGCGCTCCGCTGCGAGCTGGCAGTATGCAGATCACCGTAGTGCGTACGGACACGGCTGCGATCGTCACAGCCGCGGCGAACCTCAATGGCGAGTTCTCCACCGGCATCGTTCACGGCACGGTTGATACGGCAACCGGTATCGCCCGGCTGCGCTTCACCACCAACCCGGCCGACGAGAGCGGGGCGAGTGACGTGCCGGTGATCCCGCTGCTGCTGCGCTACAACGCCGTCGTGCAGACGCGGTTGCCGCTGGATGCAGGCCTGCTCGGCCTAGATCCCGTGCGCCTGCCTGCAGACGGCCGGGTGCCGATTTATCGCGACGGCGATGTGGTGGTGATCCATCACACGGCGGAGACGGTCGTGAGCGCGCCTACCGCTGGCGGCACGCTTCAGCTTGCCCGGGCTCAACAGGCAAGCATCGAGGTAGTTGATGGGGCTGGCACCATGCTGCGCGCCGCTTCGTTCTCTGCCGATCGGGAGAACGGCACGGTGACATGGAGCAACCCGCTCGTGCTGCAGGACGCTGAGGGCAATCCGGTTGGCTTGCCGTTGATCGTTCGCGATCGCGTAGAGCACATGGCGTTGGTGACCGAAGTGCAGATCACCGGCGAGCTCGGGATCAGCTCGCCGCTGCCCTGGGATCTTCCTGCTGGCGAGGCGCAGGTATCGAGCGCAGTGGCGTGGGGCGATCTGCAGTCGCGGATTCACACCTGGTTCACCCAGCAGACCTGGAGCCAGGGCGCGCCGAACTGGACCAACGCGCCGGTGGGCAACACGACGACGGCTCAATACAACAGCCTGAGCTACCCGCCGATCATCACCAACGCCGGCGGGATCTCCGGCAAGTGGGCGCTGGTATTCACCAGTGCGACGGCCTTCAACGTGGTGGAAGAGCAGCTGGGCGTGATCAGCACCGGCAACACCGCTACCGACTGCGCCCCGATCAACGCGCTGACCGGACAACCCTACTTCACGATCCGTCGGGAAGGCTGGGGTAGCGGCTGGGCTGCAGGCAATGCGGTGCGCTTCAACACGGACTCGGCCCTTGGCCCGATGTGGTGCATCCGCACCGTGATCAGCGGGCAGGGCACGGTGGACGATGACCAGTTCGAACTGCAGGTGAGGGGGGACGCAGACTAATGGCCATCGTTTATAAGCATGACGACGCTGGGGCGCCCGCCTACTCATTCACCGTTATTGGTAACTCTGTTCTGAATTTCACCGCCCTGAAGGCCGTGCTTAGAGCGTGTCTTGTGGATGGATACGGCAGCAAAGCGGCGGCTGGTTGGTGGCTGATCGATGAGGGTGACTATCACATCGTTCTGCAGCCTTCGACGGCGTCCGGTGTCTTTATTCTGCACCGGGCCGCTACATCTGAGTTGGCGACGGCTTATGTCGCAGCTAATTTCCAGGGCTTAGACGCCAGTGGATTGCCTACTGGTGATGGCTTAAAAACTGGAGTCGCTGCGAATAATTCGACGCCGCAGCGCATCGGGACCAGCTTCTTTGCGCGCAACGCAAACTTCCATTCTTGGGCCGTGATTGCAGACAGCAAGACGTTCATCCTGAACCAAGGATGTTACGTCAATAACTTTGTGTTTGAGAGCGGCTCAACAGCAACTGATCAGGCGTGTGTAGCGCTTTATGCTGGAGAAGATTCGGAGGGGAACTTCATCTCCGTTGGTGGGAACAACTCAGTCCAGGGTACGGCACATAGCAGTCATGCGCAGGCGACTTTCGGGCACGGCGGAATTAGCACTCTGACGTACCCTTCTACCGGATTGCTCGTCGGCTCAGGTGCCGCTGTTGTGTGGATGCCGCTAGGTGCCATGCGTTCTCAGGCCCCCCCGAATCGTCAGACTCCCTCGCCGCTACCAGACCTCACTGAAGCAAAGCTTTGCAAGGTGCCATGGTTCGAGGCGGGTATCCAGGCAGGCTATCTGCGGGGCGTGTGCGTCATTCCAGAGGATTACGATCTTTTCCCGGCACAGTTGGCGCAGGCGCTTGGGCGATCTTCCACCGAGGGAGTAACAGTATCCAACGCGCATCAGTCACTTGGCTTCGGTGACGCGTACCAATACTTGCCTGGGCTCCAGTCGTTTTACTCACGGTCTCGTTTGATCACCGATAACCCGGACTTTTGGTAATGGCTACGTACTTACCTCCGACCTCCGTTCCCATTCCGCGTCCGTCCGCTCCTAGAGCAGGCATAGGCTTCAGGCTGTTGCGAGACGGGGTGGTGACATCAGGCTATAAACGCTTGTTGATGTACCGCGATTGGGTATCTGTGCATCAACTGTGTCAGGTGTTTGACACTTCAGATGGTGAGTTCACCGCCGTTCGAAACCTCGCGTTGGCCACGCTACTCGATCAGGGTGAGTGGCTAATTGCCGGGGTAGATGACATGCCGCCACGTCGGACCCGTGCTGCTTACCTCTCGTTTTCGGAGTCTGGTGTTTACACCTTCAACATCACCTCGGGCGAGGGCGGTGGCCAGCAGGGCGACCCCGGTAGAGTGGAAGGTCTCGTCCGCGTCGAGCGGTTGCCGGCGAGTCGCGAGATTGTGCTGGTCGAGCGGCCTGCGGACGGTGAGTGGCGGCTGGCGGGCTACGGCCCGACGCCGGGTGGCAGCGGCGACATCGACGTGCGCGTGGTAGGTGGCGAGGTGTATGCCATCGGCGTGGACGACTACGGTGTCGCGTTTGTTCCCGAACTGGCAGTACAGGTCGGCCAGCGTATCCGCCCGACGCGCTATGCCGGCTGGCTGTACGAGATCACCGAAGCGGGGCAGCTACCTGCTGCCGAGCCCACCTGGTGGGCTGCCCAAGGTGACAACCCCTCGCAGCCGCTGGGCACCGCTCGTGCCGTTGCCCGGCGCTACTTCCAGCCCATTGCACATGGCCCCATTCCTGTCGAGGTGGTCTGATGCTGAGTGTTTCCATCAGTGGCGCCTGGCGTCGCGCTGCAGCCGCGGATCGGCGTGCATCGGCGCTGCCTTGGGACGTGCTGCAGCCGTTGAACCATACAGGCGCGGCCTGCTGGCGAATCGCCGAGAGAGCCGATCGGCGGGCTGCGGCATCACCTTGGGCGCGTGTGCCATCGCAAGATTTCGGCGGGGCAGGGGCCTGGCGAAACGCTCTTGCGCATGATCCTCCGGCGGATGCATCGCCTTGGGCATGGGTGCCGGTTCGCGATACTGGCCTGTCGTCAGGATGGGGCCGGAGCATTCGCGTCGCGGATGTGCGTCTGCGGCTGATCTACAACCCGAAACCCGCCCATAAGGACCTCGGCGTTGCGGCCGGCCACCGCCGCGTCAACGAGTTCGGCCCGCGCTACAACGCGCAAACGGCACTGGAGGATAGCCTTTACGTGCCAGGCAGCGGTGCGCTGGTGTTTGAGTTCGGCGGGCGGCCGTACTTTCCCAGCACCTCGCCTCGGGTTTTCTTCGACTTCCGCTACGTGCCGGCGACGCCAGTCATCCAGCCGACCGACATGTGCTCGGCTCGGGTGGGCTGGCAGTCAGCAACTCGCCTCAACCGCCGCGCATGGCTGCCATGGGGTAGGGCGCGGCAAGTCGATGGCGTGCTGACCGACATGCCCTACATGGACTACCCAGGGCCGGTGAAGCCGCTGCCAGAGCCGCCGCCCGACCCCGAGATACTGGATACTTACATGATCGCGAACACCGTCAACCTGGTCGTGCTGCCCAGCCGTACGCCGATCGAGGCGAAGAACATTCGCGTGAGCCTCGATGCCGACTCATTCAGCTGGTCGTTCACCGCTGACATTTTCACCCAGGCCGCCCTCGACCTGGTGCGCCCCGACGCCGACGGCGCGAAGTCAGTCGAGCTGGACATCAACGGCTGGAAGTGGGTGCTGTTGGTTGAGCGCTACAGTCGGCAGCTGCGATTTCCGGCCGAGGCCTACAGCATCAGCGGCGCCACTCGGCCGCAGCTGCTGGCAGCGCCGTACGCACCGTTGCGCACCAGCTTGAACAGCGCTCCGATCAATGCTGCCCAGGCTGCCGAGGCCGAGCTGCTGAACACCGGTTTCACGCTCGACTGGCAGGCGACCGACTGGACATTCCCTGCCGGGGCGCTCAGCTACCAGGGCCAGACCGCCATGCAGGTTATCGCTCGGCTCGCCGATACGGTCGGCGGTGTGGTGCGCCCTGCTCGTGATACGGATCAGGTGGAGGTCGTGCCACGTTACCCGGCGCCGCCTTGGGCCTGGGAAGACGTCGACACGCCTATCAGCCGCATCATCCCGCCGGCGATGATGACCGAGCTGGGTGGCGAGTGGACCCCGCAACCGGCATGGAATGCCTGCTACACCTCGGGTACCTCGCACGGGTGCAGCATGCTTGTCCGTCGCGCGGGCACCGCCGGCGACAACCCGACGCCAGACGTCTTCGAGGACTGGCTGACCGATCAGCCGGCCAACCAGGCCCGCGGCATCCACGAGCTGAGCAAGGGCGGCAACATCGAGATCGTCAGCACCACTATCCCGTTGTTCCCCGTAAGCGATGACCACGGTGTCGGCCTGGTTCTGCCGGCACAGCTCTGCCGAGTGCCAGAGCCAACCGGCGCCTGGGTGGGCCTGTGTCTGGCGGTGGACATCAGTGCTGAGGGTACTGGGGCAGTGCGGGTGAAGCAGGTAATTAAACTGGAGCGTCACCACTGATGGCCACCACTAACCCCTGGAAGCGCTTCATCGGTCTGCTGCCCGGTGGCGTGCGCACCGTTGCCACGGTACGAAGCATCAACTCCGCAGCTGGCCTCAGCGAGGTCGAACTGCGCACCGGCACCCGCGTTACCGTTCGCGGCGTCGACGTGCCGGAGAGCAGCAAGGCCTATATCGCTGACGGCCTGATCACCGGTCCGGCTCCGAATCTGCCGCACTTTGATGTGGATGTGTGATGTACGCCGCCCGGTTGCCGCCACGAATGCTGCAGGATCGCTACTCGACCATTCGCAAAAGGATTTGCAATGAGTGCTTCGATCCGCCGGGTGGCGGCAGTAGTGGTCTTCGGCTTGGCCTGCGTGCTTGTGGGCTTCTATCTTGGCTTCAACGAAGCCTATGACCGTATCGTCGAGGATCTACCTGCGTTGATCCTGGAAGCTGGTTGCGTTGATCCCGGAGATGAGTCGGCGATCTACACCGGCACTGACTTGGCGCTATGAGTTGCCTTCGTCGGCTGACTATTTCAGTCGCCAATGACGACGGTCAATGAAAGCCGCGATAGCGCAGCGGACTGCTTAAAGCGATGCCATCATGGCGCCACTACCTGCGGCACGCCCCCGCCTGCAGTCGTGGTGTTCCGAGACCGCCCCGTGCGGGCTTTTTTTCTCAACCGATCGCTGCTGTGTTATCTCGCCTGGATAGGCGCGCTGTGTGAAATGGCGGGTAGGGCGCCAGTGCGGCCTCCAGTTGCCTGAGGCAAATCTTGAGAGCTTCCGACTGCCTGTCGCTCTCGCCACTGGCCAGCAAGCCGAGGGCTTCTTCCAGCTCCTCAGGGGTTGGCTCGCATAGCAGGATGCCGTGGCGAACGCCCATCTCCTGACCCTTGAACAGAAGCTGCAGGGGCTCCCGCTTCGTTATCGTCGCGCCGGCGTTCAGCAACGCCTCGACGTGTTTTCGTAGCGAAGGGTATTAGCGACGGTCGTTCCCGTTGTAGCTCATGCTCTGCTCCTCTAATGCAGCCGCAAATAGTGCCATGTTTCACGATTGAGTGACATCATAACGCCACCACCGGCGCAAATCCTTCCGCCCGGTTGTGGATTTCCGGCCCGCTCCCCAGCGGGCTTTTTTTCGCCTGGAGAAAACCATGACCCTCGGACAGAAGCAGCGGCACTTCACACGCCTGATAGGGCTATTAATCGAGTACGCCTACCAGAACGGATACGAGCTGACATTCGGTGATGCTTACCGGGATCCCCGGGTCCATGGTGCGGTGGGACAAAAGAAGTCGTACAGCGCAGCGAGCTCACTGCACAAGGAACGCTTGGCGGTCGATTTCAACCTGTTCAAGGATGGCAACTACCTCACCCGGTCGGAGGACTATGCACCGCTTGGGGAATACTGGGAATCACTCGGCGGAGCTTGGGGTGGTCGCTTTCACGACGGTAACCATTTCAGCCTTGAGCACGGTGGACTCAAATGATAACGCTGCTTAAGCAATACAAGCTGATCGGATCTACGCTCGCCGTGCTCGCGCTTACGGCCGTTGCGGCTGCTGGCGCTTGGCAGTGGCAGGAGAACAGTTACGGCAAGCAGTTGGCCGAGCTGGGCAGGGGGCTAGACGCCGAAATTGCTCGGCGGGACCAGATGCATACCGACACGCTGGCTGAGATATCCCGTGCCGCCGCAGGGCAGCTTCGGGATGAGCAAGCCAAGCGGCTGAGGCTCGAAGGCGACCTCGCCGAGCTTTCCAAGTCCAAACATAAGGAACTGATTGATGCCAAAATCGTTGCTGATCGCCTTCGCGATAGCCTCGCTACTGCAGATCTCCGCTTGTCAGTCCTCCTCGACTCGACAGTTGGATCTACAGGTAACTCATGCGGAGTGTATGCCGCCGCCGGCGCCGGAGGCGTGGTTCATGGAACCGCGCGAGGCGAACTTGACCCAGCGCATGCTCAACGAATTATCGGAATAACCAACGACGGTGACGAAGGACTGATAGCGCTTAAAGCGTGTCAGGCGTATGCGCGGACTATATCCGGCATGGAATGAAGAGGAGCAGCTGACTGACGTTCTGGAATATGTAAGTCACTGCCAAACTTGGAAGAGCGCGCACGACAGGTTCGCCAGCTAGATTGATGGCTTACGATGGCGTCAGGCCGATAGCCTCCCTGAGCCCGCGCATGTAGCGCGGGTCTGGGTTGCGACGGCAGGCGTCATCGTATCGGCTATGCTGCGAATGAGCCATGTAGGGCTTTAGAACCAAGCTTTTGCTTGGTTTGATTTGATCATCGGCAGCTACAGGACGGTTGTTTGTAGCATTGGCAAGTATAAGGGTAGCCGCCGCACGTTTCCTTCTTTGGAGTGCACACTGCAGATTTTCCTTCCCGACATGAAATTGAGCAGCTTTGGCATGACCCGCCGTATACGGAGCAAGACGAACCTCCAGCTGTTGTTACAGCCGATAAAATAGTGTCTTGGACTTCTTTGTTAAACGCTTCACGAGGAGCCGGCTGGGTTGGCTCATTGCTATAAGAGGCGCCGCTGATAGATAGCAGACAGGCTCCAAACAATACCAGCAAAAACGACTTACGCATTGCAGACCGCCTTCCGGGCATGCCGGTGTTGGGTAACACATTTTTCATAGCTCACCGGCGGCGTGCGGTCCAAGAACCATTAGCAATGCCCTTACTTCAAACTTTGACCAATGGTTCTATCAACAGATGTTTATCGTTCCGTACATTCCCCACTGCCTGGTCGACCGCAAACCACTCAAATGCCTCAACCGGCAGCGCTAGGTCGCGCACGATCTCCTCGGCGCGCTCCAGCGGCAGATCCGGTTCCACCCACTCACGCGCCAAGTCTGCTTCGAGCACGACGGGGCGACGATCGTGGATGTCCACCATGCCCTGGTCGCTGGTGGCGGTGATGATCACGAAGCCATCGCCGTCACGCTCGGTCAGGCCGGTACGGTCCAGCTGGGCGAGCGCAGCGAACCATAGTGGCTCACCATCCTTGCGGCGAATGTAATAGGGCTGCTTCTTTTTCGGGTCCGCAGGATCTTTCACCCATTCGTACCAGCCATTCGCAGCAACCAGCGTTCGGCCGGTGGCCCAGACGTCCCGGAAAAACCGGCTGGTCGCTGCCGTCTCGACGCGTGCATTGATCGCGGGCGGGCGTTTGCCGACAGCCCAGAACGGTTGATAGCCCCAAGGCAGCTTGGCCATGCGCAGGCCCTTGTCTGTCTCGTAGAAGATCATCACCCGCGAACGCGGTGCGACGTTGTAGCGGTTGATCGGCTCCGGATCGATGCCGCCCTCGATGGGTTTGTCGTAGCGCAGCGCATCCAGGTACTCAACCGCTGTTCGGTACTGCGTGAATCGACCGCACATATCCCCTCCAGCCTGCTATCGGATGGCTGCCTCTCTTCATTGACCGCATGATGCGCTCGCGGTTTACTGTACGCATATACAGTAATTGCAGGGTAGTATCATGCACGCCACCATCCTCGGCCAGCTCGGCCCGTCTTCCACGTTCCTCCAGTACGTCGACAGCCGCGTGCCGGCAGGCTTCCCTTCGCCAGCGGCGGACTACGAGGAGGTCACGCTCTCCATCGATGAGCTGGTCGACTTGCGTACGCCACACGTCTACCTGGTAAGGGTAGAGGGCCCCAGCATGGTCGGTGCCGGCATCTACGACGGCGATGTGCTCGTGGTGAACCGGGCGCTTGAGGCGCGCTCCGGGCAGATCGTCGTCGCCTACGTCGACGGCGGCATGACGGTCAAACGGTTGCAGGTGTCGCCGGATGGGGTGTGGCTGCAGCCAGAAAACCCGGATTACCGATCGTTCCGCGTCACTGAGTCCCTGCACGTATGGGGCGTGGCCACTCACAATCTGCACCAGCTATGTTCGCGCTGATCGACTGCAACTCGTTCTACTGCAGTTGCGAGCGTGTCTACCGGCCATGGCTCGACGGCGTGCCGGTGGTAGTGCTGAGCAACAACGACGGCTGTGTGATCGCCCGCACCCGCGAGGCCAAGCGCTTGGGCATCCCCATGGGCGCCCCGTATTTCCAGTGGCGCGACCAGATGCGCGAGTGGGGTGTGGTCTGTTTCTCCAGTAACTACGAGCTCTACGGGCAGATGAGCGCCCGGGTGATGACGACCTTGGAGGGGATGTTTCCGCGAATCGAGGTGTACAGCATCGACGAGGCGTTCGCCGACCTGACGGGGATGACGGGCGACCTGGTGCCGCTGGGGCACGAGGCGCGTGAGCGCGTGCTGCGCTGGACCGGTATACCGGTGGGGGTGGGAATAGGGCCGACGAAGACCTTGGCCAAGCTGGCCAACTGGGCGGCCAAGACCTGGCGCAAGTCCGGCGGGGTGATCGACCTGCGCGACCCGGAGCGGCGTGACCGGCTATTGCGGATGACAGAGGTGAGCGAGGTCTGGGGCGTCGGCCGGCGGCTCACGGCTCGGCTGCAGCCGCTGGGCATCCAAACCGCCTGGGACCTGGCGCAGTACGACGCGGCGTCGCTGCGCCGACAGTTCAGCGTGGTGCTGGAGAAGACCGCCCGTGAGCTGCGCGGGATCTCCTGTCTCGAACTCGAGGAGGCGGTTCCGCCGCGGCAGATGATTTGTTCCTCGAAGATGTTCGGCAGCCGTCTGCGGGACATCGCTCCAATCCGCGAAGCGGTTGTGGCCTACGTCACGAAGGCTGCCGAGAAGTTGCGCTCTCAGCAGAGCCTGGCCGGCGCGCTGCAAGTGGCCATCCGCACCGGCATGCACAACCCCAACCAGCCGCGCTACGCCAATGCCATCAGCTGCCCGCTGCCGTACCCGACTGACGATACTCGCGTGCTTGCTGCCGCGGCCGTGCGCGGGCTTGAGGCCATCTACCGGCAGGGCTACGCCTACAGCAAAGCGGAAGTGCTGCTGATGGACCTGCGGCAGCGCGGCGAATTCACCGGCGACCTATTCGCCGCCGCCCCACGGCCAGGCGCCGATCGGCTGATGGCCGTGGTCGACCAGATCAACGCGCGCGAGGGCAGGGGAACCGTCCGCCTCGGCCGAATACCGGCCACCGCGGAGTGGTCGATGAAGCGCGAGATGATGAGCCAGCGGTATACGACGCGGTGGGATGAGTTGATGCTGGTGCGGTAG